TATTATAGTGGAACAAATGATATAGATGACTTTACAAGTACAGGATCTGGTAGTATAGTATTAGATGATAAAGTAGTTGGGCTAAGAAGTTTCCGTGATGACTTAATTATATTCTGTACTAATTCAATTTATAAATTACAAAGTATAAATGATTCAACAAATATTAGAATAGTCCCAATTACAAAGAACGTAGGATGCATGGATGGAGCATCTATTCAGGAAATTGCAGGTGACTTGGTATTCCTAAGCCCTGATGGATTAAGAACCATTGCTGGTACAACAAGGATTGGTGACGTTGAGCTTGGTTCTGTTAGTAGAGCTATACAATCTATTATAGGAAATATAGCAGAAGAAATAGATGACTTTGTAATAAGTAGTGCAGTACTAAGAAGTAAATCTCAGTATCGTTTATTTTATTCTAAGTCTGATGCATCTACAGCAGCTTCAAAAGGAATTATAGGAACCATCACACCTAACGGTTTTGAATGGTCAGAGACTGAAGGTATACAGGCTCATGCTCTTACTTCTGGTTTAGATAAGGATGGCTTAGAACAAACTTATCATGGTGATAAAGATGGTTTTGTTTATAACCACGATGACGGTAATTCATTTAATATAGCAGGTACAGCAAATGATATTAGTGCTTTATATGAGACACCATTTTTAGATTTTGGAGATGCAGGAACTAGGAAGACAATTAATTATGCAAAGATTTCTTTTACTCCAGAAGGAGTATGTCAACCTACTTTAAGATTAAAATATAATTACGGTGATACGAGTATACCTCAACCTCCTGATTATACATTAACTCAGATTCAAGCACCATCTGAGTTTGGTACATCAAAATTTAATGCAGTAGTATTTGGATCTTCTAATGATCCATTAGTACGGCAAGCGGTTCAGGGAAGTGGAGACACTTGTAATTTTAGAGTATTTAGTATTGATACTAATGCACCCTATGCAGTTAATGGTATATACGCAGACTATAGACCGTCAGGAAGGAGATAATAAATGGCTCAAAGCTATACTAGACAAAGTACATTCGTAGATGGAGATACCATAACCGCAGCGTTATTCAATAATGAATATAATCAACTTGAAAATGCGTTTACTTATTCTTCTTCCAGTGCTACTACTACAGGACACAGACACGATGGTACTGCTGGACATGGTGGTAATGTTCATACAATTGGTGACTTAGACTTT